ACATTACTGGTAAATGGAGTCTCTCTTACGTAGACTCCTGGACGATCATATGCCATTGTTTACTCCTAAATCAGGGGTGTCTTACAGGGTTTCAAATTAATTGGTCTGTTCAAGTGTAGTTGATACAGACAGTACTTTCTTGAGGCCGACTAGTGCAGAGGTTGTTAATTCAGCATTCATTTGTAATGTGTATATTTTGCGGAAGATACGCTTACGGTAGCCAGCCTCTGGGTCTAGAAGGTCGGCTGTAGTCCAGTCCAAAAGGTCCAATCTTCGGGACGTTCCGTCCGCCCCTATAAGGATTGATCCGTATCTGAAAGGAACTACGGTAGTAAGCATTTGTGCAGCGAGTTGTCGGTCATGTAGGGCACTTCTTGTAAACGTAGAAACTTGGTAAAGAAGATCAACAGGTGTGAATTCGGTAGTGCTGTATAGATCATCACCAGAGAGGTTAGGAGCACTTGCAGAGGACGTACTAGGCCAGTACGAGAGATTGTTAGGTTGACCAGCACTATGGGTGTTTAAAGTGACCTCAGAGTGTTGACGGTTCTTGGCGTGCATAATGTCAATAAGTTCAATAGTGATAAAAGGGTACTTTCGTTCTGTTTCCCCTTCAGGGTACCGAAAGAACACTTGGACATCCCGACTACCATCACGGTCATCAGACACTGTGATGTTGGAAAAGCGAAGTTTAATAGCCTCGTCTTCGGCAAGTAGGAAGCCTGTCTTCATACTTTGAGGCTCTTATTCATTGTGTTTTGTATGGATTTTTCAATTTTGTGGACAGAGCGGGCTGCTGTAGTACGCACTATTGGATTAGGGGTTTCGCCAAGGTCACCGTACTCAAGGGTGGTCGCACCCTCCCCAGAAGCCTTGAATTCAAACTTTGAATCCATTACGTTGTAAGTAACCGAAACACTGTCGGCTATTTCTTTATGTCCAGCCTTTTTATAGGCTTTGCGCAATGAGTCTTCCTGTTCTTGAGCAGCCGCAGCAAGTGCACTAGCCATAAGAGTTGGAAGGTTTAAGGTCTGACCCATCATACGATTAAGTACTGAAGGTTCGCCTGACAGAAATGGTTTAGAACCTGAAGGTATGTGGGAATCATAGCCACTCATGGCACATCCTTAGTTCTAGGCGTTGGACCTCTTAGCGCTCGCTAAGATTGTTCTAAGTTTATCAAATATTAGGTAACGTTGTAGGCCAAGGAAGGTCTTGTGTGTTCATTGCCGCTGGACCTGTATCAAACGGCATTTCTTGGTTTATGTACACTTCAATACCTTCTACAACAACCATAACGTCATCCTTCAAGCGCCCTCTTACACGATAAGTAGCAATACTGAAGTAACGCCCATCATAAAGAAACATATCATTGAGATGCGATTGGTACTCAAAAGGATCGGTAACTCCAGCGTTTCTAAAGTCTTCAATAGACGCAACAAAGTTTGTGAGTTCTACAGGCTGACGACCTTCAGGAATAGCCCTCTTTTGGTCTTCCGTTTCGGTAATTAGCAGTACAGGAATGACTACACCATTTTTGTACTTCCTACCTCCTGATCCTGGAATGCCTTCGTCGTAGACGTCATCATAGATAGAGCCAGCGCTAGCAGGGGTGGTGTGGGGTAGGTATTCAAACCAGACAACCGTCTCACCGTAGTTCCTTGTGTACTCACGGTAGTGGTGTCGTATTTGGCTTAGTTCTCGCCTAAGATCCATTAGAAGTAAGTATTGTTGACGTAACCCTCTGGTGGGTCGGTATCAACATATACATCCTCACGCAATTTATCCCTTTGTGATTCTTCCAATTCAATATTTTCTTTATCACTATTTGGAAAGATTCGTTCTGTAGGACCATAATCGCCAAGTTCTCTGGCTTTGAAAATAGGAACGTAACGGTTCGTGGTACGAGAAACACGACGTAGATTGAATATTTCAATTCTGTCAATGCCGATGTTAAGAGCACGAGCCTGTGTCTGGTATTGACTACTCCAGTAGCCAAGGAGGCTCTGTACCATGCGGAAACGCTGGCTGGCTGGGATATGGATAGATTCTGATGTCATGACATCAATATCACGACTGAACTCAGACATTAGAGCGCCCAAAGATTCCACGATGGCTCCGATACCAATTGTTTCAATAATGAGAGCCGACATATTCTCAAGGGGTATATCAAGACTAAAGAGGTGCTGAGAAATGGCTTGCTTTGAATAAAACTCAAGGTCAGCAGGAGAGACCCACTCATAGTGGTACCCCTCCACCATGATTTTGGCGTTAGCAGCAGGGGTTGCAGCAAGTCGCAGAATACCGTTACGGCTATCTAAAGAGTATTGTGAAGTTGAAAGAGTACTTACTGAGGCTCCCACATTGGAGGCAATCCACATAGTGTCTTGATCAATATTAGGGTGGCCTAGTTCGTAGGTACGCCCTACAGCATCAAAAGATACTTGAAAAAAGCGTGGAAAGTCACGAAGGTAGTTTCTCGCTACAGTCATAACTTCATCAAGGATTGCAGCGGAATATATAGCCATGCCTATAGTTTACTTCAAATTACTGATCGCCTGAACCGACACCAGGAACAGTGTCTCGTGACGGTTGATTGACCTCTGGTTGTTGCTCCCTACGACGGTGAGACATAGTTCCAAGTACTCGTGTGATGTCAGCAACGGTGCCCGTGGGCTTAGGAATAGGTCGCTCTAACGTCATTGCCCCTCTTTTGCTTGAGCAAGTGCCTGTTGATATGGGCGCCAATGTTGTTGAAGGAACTGTACAAATGTGCCAAAAGAGTTTAGGTAAGCGTACAACCCATTGGTAGGCATGATCCCGCCCATCTCAAACCCTTCTTTGATTTCATTAAGCATCTCTGTAGATGTATCTAAGAGGTGTTGCTTCATGGCAACTGCAAAGTTTGCGTCTTTTTCAATAATGTCAAAGAGACCAAAGTGGTCTGTCAAGGAGTAAAACTCCCCTTCATTCTCAACCAAAGGTCCGAGACTTGTTTTAATTATCTTATAAGCCATGTTGTTACCACTTTCCTATTGGGCACTTTTGAGATTTAATGTGTGTTTTGATCTTCATAAAACAACCACATTCTTTACATGTCATTGTGGGTTTAAAAAGACGATCACAAGTTTTACAAATTGCAAGTCTTTCTTCTGCTGTTAATTGCTGTTCCATATTGTTCTCCTAACCGTTGTAATTAAATCTGTCTACACTGTTTCCCTGTGCACCTGCTGTTATTGGTGCCATTATAATACCGTGTTTTGTTCCCTTGGTAGGCGACACTGCTGTAGCAGTATATGCATTTTCAGCACCACCACGCACACCAGAATAGGTGATGACGTTACCTACGGTGCTTACAGATACTGAAGTGAAATATGTAGGTGTAATTTGTTCTGTTCCAAACGACCTAGTTTCAACAACCGAAACAGTTCCTGCCAATTTCCTAATTAACTTTAAACTATGCGCATGAGTTGTTACCTCAATAGCGGTTGCTAATGCTGCATAGTTACACTCGTAAGGGTTACATGAGTAAGGGTTACATGAGGAAGGGTTACAGTTTTTTGTTTGTGTGACTGTACCCTCTACCCAACCCGCTGCCACAACACCACTATATTTAGTTCCGTAGCATCCACCGTTAAATTCGTAACTGGGTAAAAAGAAGCCAGCATAACAACCGAAACCACATAAGTTAAATACACAATAAGTTGTTGGAGGATTTTGGTAATCGTCGTAACAGGTGCAGGTGTATACATCACCAGCGTCTGCTCCAGCGCAACTGCAACCGCCTGGCTCGTAACATCCAAAACCAAAGCCACCACCACCACAAGTTCCCGCCCATGTGCCTGCTGGATGTAGTTCGCTTACAGGGCATGTGCCACCATCGCAGCATTGTTCATAACAAGTGTCATAACAAGTGTCATAACAAGTTTTAATACAAGTAGTTCCATCAAGGGTGCCACCACTAGGGCAAGAATAAGAGAAGCCTGCTGCTTGGTATGTATTAACGTCACTAACAACCGCCCACCAGTTGTTTGAATCAACTACCCAAAAAGCAACACCAAAACCAGCGGCTGGAGCCGCTTCTTTATTGTATGCAACGACAGAAGTGTTCTCTTTAAAAGTGTTTACGGCTGCTAGTGGGTAAGAAGCCACCGACGTAGGGGTGAAAGCATTTCCTGAACCAACTTGCCAGTCGCCAATGATCTCTTGCCACTCAATATTAGGTGTAGCAAGATTAGTATCAGTACGATTAAAGAAATCGCTAAAAGAAGCGACCCACCTTGAGGACTCTACAATTCCTGGAATCATGGTCCTAGGCGATCAGGTTGCCGATAAGCACCCACGTATTGGTTCCACGGTTGATAAGTGTGGCGCCAGCCCATTGAGCCTTTAGAGTCTTTCTATTTCCTTCAGCATTTACAGTCACTCCACCAGCACCTTGAATAGTCACCGTGTAAGCAGAGGAGTTAATTGCAAGAAGGTCAATACGATCACCATCAGTGAAGCCTGTTCCTGGAACGGTGATTGTCATGTTGGCTGCTGTGGGATTAAACTCAAGAAGTTTACCAAGATCACCAGTTGACACAGTGTAGTTATTACTTGTGATGGGGGCAGTAACTCTTGTGGAGTTAAACCCTGCACGAGGCGCTCCTGTAGCCAGTTTGTCAACTGTTACTGCGTTGTTTGTAAGTTGGAGCGTGTCTACAGAAGTTGAGACGAGGGCGGAGCCAGGAATACTTGTAAGGGATGCACCTGACCCACTAAAGGTTGTAGCGGTTACAACACCTGCGGCAAAGTTACCACTTTCATCACGGTACACAACAGAGTTGGCTGTGTTAGTAGAAACCGTGTTTACATACTGAGCAAGCGTTGTCCAAGTAGTTGCACCTGTCTTGACGTACACCTGAGACTGTCCAAAATTAGCCGTTGCCGTAGTTGTAGCGTAGGTATCACCTATTGACCCTAAGCCTGATGCAGGAGCACCAGATCCTGTGCGGGTTAACGAAGAAGACTTAAACGTTCGCTTATCTACAAGAAGTGATGTGGTGTTAGAAGTGTTATATGTATTCTTAACGTACACCGCATACAAAGGAATCTGAGTGTCTGGAAGTGTTGGAAACACAGGGTTTGTAGAACTTGCAGTACCCGCTACCACAGCGTACTGAAATGTACCTGTGTTGTTATACGCAACAATTAAGTCAAAGCGTGCATCTGTATTAACGGGAGCCGATGGCACAATGAGGGTTGCACCACTGATAGAACCATAAACACCATTAATGCGTACTTCAGAAGCGCCTAAGACAACGTTAAGATAAGCCGCAGGAGCGTTGCCTGCGGCATTGGCAACCGAACTGTATGCTCCACCACTAATGACACCATTAAGACCATTAGCGATACTTGAGAAGTCTAAAGAGTCTGGCTCTGACTGGTCCAATGAAGCAATGGTACCGCCTGCATAATCGGTTGCATTAGGAACTGTAAAGCCAGGCATTGTTTACCTCATGTGTCTAGAGAGTACGTGCTCTAAGTATACTTATTTACAGAGCACGCTGCCCAATACTTTAGAGTGTGTCGTAGATGTTGCCATTCTTCTTCAAGTAATCGTAAAGATCACGAGGAAGGTTGTAGCGCACACCATCTTTAAAGTCGTAACTGTTTGAACCCCAGAACATGAGCCAAGTGCCTTTTACACGACCACTTACTTGGTCGGCTCGCACTTCAAGGGGTTGTACTTCTACGGCAGGAGTTTCTTCCACTACTTCGTCTACTTCCGCAAATTGACTTGCTTTGTCTTTTTTGGTTGCCATCACTGTCTCCTAGTTGTTTGAGTTTACTTATGAATATGGGGCGGGTTTCCCCGCCCCATACTCTACTGCATTTTACTTCTAAAGATTAGAAGTCAGCGTCAATAGCGCCACCCTTGGTGTTGATCAACACTCGGGATTCGTGCGTGATTACGCCGAAGCCCCAGATTGCGTACCAAGCAAGACCATGCTCACGACCGAAGTCAATGACGCCACCGTCACGGAGTTCAACTGGCAAGGCAATAGCCTGACCAAATGCGTTGTCTCCGATCATCATGGCTGAGTATGATGTCTCTGTTGGGTCGTTAACTGAACCACCTGGGGTTACGTCAACGATTCCAGTGCCACCCTGAAGAACTTGCGTGGTCTCAATGAACACTACGTCGTAGATACGACCGATTTCACCGAGCATGAAGTTGCCAGGAGCAGCGTACTTTGTGACTTCAATGAATTCAGGCCAGTCACGGAGCGAGCGGCTCTGGGCTGGGTGAACGAAGCACACGTAGGTGTCGCCGAGGCGTGGGATGTTTTGACCAGCAAGGACCTGAACTGCGTCTTTGATGGTTGCTGGTGAGAGGTAGCCAGGAGCCGAAGCCGAGCCTGCTGCCGAGTACTCGTATGGAGCAATGGAGCCACGAGTGCTGCCGTTGGTCTTGCGACCGAAGACAACGCTTGGTGCTACTGCTGAACCACCACCGAATGGAACGCCTGCACTGTACAGCGTGTTGCGTGCCTGAACGTCCATGGACTGTGCCATGTGACGACCGAGCAAGCGGCTGGACGATGCCATAACGTCATCAAACGATGCGTTCAAGAGCAACTCGGTTACTGCAACCGACTTGCCTTGTTCTTTCACGGTGATTTGAATCTGCGAAGCAGTCAAAGCCGATGGTTCCATGCGGACGCCTTCTACCAACTCCGAGCCGCCAGCATCAACCGTGAGGTTGTTGTAACGCATGAAGTTGACGGTGAGACCTGGCATGACTCCCAGTTCCGTCTTCTTGACAGCGAACTGTTCAAAACGAAGGACTGGCATTGCTTGGAACAAAATCTCTTTTGACCAAATTTGCTGAATTGCTGGTGAAAGTGTTGCGTCTGAGGAGTAACCAGTAGTCGTGATTGACGACAGACCTGCTCCTGTTACCGCACCACCTGTTGGGGCTGGGAAAGCCATATTATAATCCTCCTAGGATTAAGGTTGGGTATGTGGTTTAAAACCTGCCCCTATTAGGGCGGGCATTGAGTAGCCGATCACGCATTTTTGCATACTGATCCATTGTCATGTTACGGATATCATCCGCATTCAACTGTTGGTATTCCGTCTGAGTTTCCATTGGCCCGACAGGAGGCGCCGTTACTGGTGCCCCCCTCAAGCGACCTTGCTGTTGCGCAGTCGCTTGTTGGATTGATTCAATAATAGCATTACTTCGGTCACGAAGTACACTAATAGATGTTTCAATCTCATCTTCCGAACTACCCGCCACAAGATCAACGAGTTGAGGGATGATGTTCTCTTGCTCCTCGCCCAGACGACGCTGGCGGTAGGAGTTGAGTTCTTGGAGACGGCGCTCTTTTTCAATGATCGCCTCTTGGGACTGGCGCTGGGCTTCAATTTCCTCAAAGCGTCGCTTGTAGTCCCCGTCAATTTCTTGGAGTTTTAGGTTGAATTCGTCTTCTCGCTTGGCGATAAGTTCCTTGGCACTCAGTTCGTCTACTTCACGTTGGCGAAGGAGTTCTGATTCCTTGGACTTACGTTCTTCAGCCTCTTTACGGGCTGCCTCACGCTCTGAGGAGATTACGTTCATTTGGTCTTCCATGGACTTCACACGGGAATCCGCTTCCTCAATGCGCTTATACATTTTATCTTTTTCTTGCTTGCGGATGCTCTCAACTTCATCTTCAGTGAAGACTTTGCTGGGCTTACTCATAGCACTTTCTACGAAGCGTTCCACCATCGGTGCGTCCGCAGGTACAGTAATAATGTCCCCTTCGGGACTGACGTTCTTAGCCATAATGTTTTCCTTACCTAGTTTGTTTGGCGGTTAATAACAGTTTTTTTGAACCTTAATTGTCTTCGTCTGGGTTACGGCGCTGGGCGAACCTTGCTCCGTATGCCCGTGAAACTATCTTGTTTACTAACTCCTCTTCTATTGGTGGCACTCCTGGTAAAGGAGCGTTACCGCTATCAGATGAAGCCACATTACCATCTCCAGAAGGTGTGGGTGCGGGAGCCGCCCCTCCGTCTGGGTTCGTAACCATTCCAGTAGCCAACATAATGGCTTGCTGAATTTGGGCACGCATCATATCAAGAGCGCCCTGATCCAAGGCGTCATCCTGAAGTTCTTCAAAGATCTCAAGCATCTTCTCATTGGGGAACTCTTCGCCCAAGGTACGCAAAGCACCACGCTTAGATTCCAGACCCAATGCCATTTTGGCTTGAACCTCATTAAGTTTGATAAGCACATCTACAGGCAATGGCTCAGGCCAGTGCACCGTGGTCTTATAGATACTTGGATCCCGAGGGTCTAACTGAGGAAGTTGATCTGGTTCGGGTTCCGCAGAGAGAGAAGGGTTATAGGTAAGCCACTCAGGTTGAAAGATAGCCACGGTACGAATGATGAGTTCATTTACTCTCTCTAAACCTTTGGTGAAGTGAATCTTTTTCATCATGAAACGATTCATCATTGGCTGGTATTGGATAGCCAAAGCAACACCTGAAGTATTGGATACTGGTTGGAATTGACCGAGAGCAGTCTCAGGTACACCAGTGATCTCATGCATGGTGCGCTTTATGACACTGATGTATTCCAAAGCACCAGACATCTCACCACGAGATTCAAGGTTGAAAACATTGGCGTCTTTAGGAAGACCTGCCCAAACTTTCTTAGGACCACGCTCTAATTGTGAAGCCTTAGCGCCAGTAATAATCGTTACAGGAGCAGCGTGGTAGTTGATGATGTCAGATACTTCAACCATCTTCTCGTTAAGTTCACGGTTCAATGGAATGATGTCCCAGACATCTGATTGACCCCAAGGCGATGACGAGATGGTCGTATTTGGGATATGAACGATGGGGATAGTTCCTAACACATTGTCGTACTGATCAATGATTTCATCATTGATGAATTGTTGAACAGTGTCATCAGTAAGGATTTCAGTAAAGGTATATACCTGCCGAGTACCTTCAGGTGAAGTTCCCCAAAAGCGATACTTGAGTTTAAAACGAATCAAACGGTCACGGTCATGTGGGTGATACTCAGGGAAGCAGTGTGCTGGGTTCAAAGGAATAACCCGTACACGACCTGCATGCACAATTCCCACGGTGTCTTCGTAAGGTTCTTCGTACGCAACTTTAACAAAGCAGTCACCAGTTACTGAAGCAAGTTGACCCATCTCCCACAACACATAGTGCTTGTTGTTATCTTGGTCCCATACACGGTGAAGCAGGTGTGGAATGATGGCGCCGTTCTGTTCAGGTGTTTTAAATTGAACACCCTTACCAAAACAAAAGTTAGTAATGTAATCCGACATAGTGCGGACGTAATTCAAGTAGAACTGTGACTCGCCCATCTCACGGCGGTAACTCCAGTGGTGACCTAGATACCAAGCCCATGCTGCGCTGTAACGATTTAAGCGTGGTCCATGGACCTCAAACTCTTCGTCTGCCAACTCCACCAAACCCAGAGGACTAATAGCAACGGTGAGGTCGCTTGAAGATGCACGGTAAGACGGGGACCAGAAATCAACTGCCATCAGTTACACCTTATCAAAGTTTGTGGATGTATAAATTGTAGCCTGATATCTAAGGGAACGTTATTAATATAAGGCATTCCTCTATTGGTTAGGCTCACCAGTCCAGACAATAGTTCCCTGACCTGTTCCTGCTTTACGCTTACCACGAGTTCCCTTATCTGGTGCTGTGCGGATTCCCGTAGTTACATGCAACCCAACAGGAGATGTGCTTTTCAAGTAGTCATCACCTGCCCCTTCAGATAGTTCAATGTTCTTATCTTGCAAGTATTGTTGCTGAACTTTAGGAGCCGCTACATTTTGCTCGGTCAACTTTCGGTCAACGTTATAGATAGCAAACTGGTCGCCACGCATTGCGGCTGACCGTGCCGCCCGTGCTCCTCTTGTGGTATTGGGGTACCTGCGGGATACATCAAGAAATACGTCTGTTCCAGTATTCCAAGTACCTAAATTGCTCTCTCTTTTAGTTAGCGCTCCCTTGTGCTCTTCAGATGTAGCAAAATCGGAAATATCATCAGATGTAATACTGGAAGTTGGGACAGTGTGCTCATGCCCAGGAATGGAGACCATTGTTCCTGTAGTAGGGGGTTTACCCGTCTGCAAGTTGACAGTGTACCCAGTGCCCGTTAACGTGTTGTGTAACACGGTATCTGGGTCTATTGGGTATGTCCAACCCTCAGCATTTGCGTGAGGTATTTTACGAGCCATTACTTGGTTTTTTTAGCAGGTGTCTTTTTAGCAGGTGCTTTTGCAGCAGGGACAGCAGCAATTGCTTTTGTTGCAAGGTTCAGCAAGAGGGCAGTGTTCTTATCACCAATCTTGGTTGATACCACTGACAAACCAGCGGCTACTAGTGGGATTGCCACAGCGACTACTTCTGACGAGACATTGTACTTTGCAGCGACATAAGCCAAGAGACCAATAGCGGCACCTTTAATTGTTGCGTCTGCGTGTGTTTTCTTAAGATCAGCCATGATGACTCCTTGAATAGGTTTAGATTGATTATACCGTTTTACGGGTACGGGTGTTTTCTTGCTCTTGAACATACGTGTGATACGGAGCGCCTGTATGGGGATCAAAGCGAGCAGCAATAGTCAAAGCCTTAATAGCGTGGGTTTTAGCCTGCTGAACGGTTTGTTTCTTGTTATGTGTAAGTACTTGCATTGCCCCCAAAGCGTAGGCAGATCCTGAACCAATTGAGTAGAGACCATTGGCTTCTGACGCCCACGAGTAATCCCCATCCACAATGTAAATAACACCGTTTACAGCAATTAAAAGGGTAGACCCCTGCTCTGCCATATGTTCTTTGTCTTCACGATCAGGGATGGAATAGCCTTGGGAATCAAAGCATTCCCGTAGAGCAGGAATGAACTTGGCAGTAAAGAACTGATCCAGTTTCTTTCCTTTGATATTTGGAGGAGGTGCGGGTGGCTGAAAGACGTGGTGCAAGATATTAATTGCACGAACATCTCCAGCCGCCCCTAGCAAGTATTTGCCATTTACTGCAACCTTGCTGGATCCCTCTCTCAAGGTACCTATCTGAGACAGCCCAGTAGAATCCATGGAAGAAATACGGGAATCAACGCACACGACAGCAAAGCCATCACCTTGTACGCCAATAACCGTGGTCATTAGTCTGCCTGG